TGATGTATAGATTGCCGCTTCACAAGTATCACTTGATGAAGTTGCGGTAACCAGATTATATGTTAAAGCAGAATAAGAATATTGTCCATTATCATAGAATGGATAAGCAAGAATTACATTTTGTGTTCCTGACGCCATTTGAGTTGCAGCAGCATTATTAAAACCACTTCCGTAGTATTGTGCTTTGAGTGATATGTAGGATTGAATATTTGGTGATTCAAGTTGATTTGAAGCCATTCTCAAACCTGTATTATTTCCGATTCCATCTTGAATTGCTTGTAAGGAACTTGTTATTCCTGTTGATGAGTCAGCGAGTTTAAGTAAACCCAAATAACTCGATTGTATAGTTTGTCCCGATAAACTTGACATAATTTATATTTTTATATTTCTTTAATTTATTGTTGAACCTGAAGGATTTACTGGTGGGTTATACTCCACTAAAGTCAAATCTTTTATCCAAAGATGGTCTGGATAAATTGAGGCGTTTATTTCTTGTTCTGAAATTATCCAAGGGAGTGTATCTCCACTTAATCTTGGATTAAAATACCAATTCGGTTGAACAAGTTGTCCGACCAAACTATCTTTCTCATTTATTGTAAGAGCTGCTACAAATTCCATATTAATAAGTGTTTCTTGAAAGTGTTGTGTTAAATGTGTTTACAATTGTTGATAATGTTTGAGTTTCACCAGATGTAAGTCCAAGACCTATGCAGAAGAAGTTGTAACCTCTATTACTATATCCATCAACAACTGCGTCATTTGCTCTCGCTCCGAAAACATATTGCAAATCACATCTTGCATTTGAAGAGGTAGAACCATCAATTCTTCTTGTACCATTCACATACAAATCTTCATCTGTACTTCCTGTTCTTACAATCACATACATACCAGCTCCAGTATTTGCAGTTGAAGTCCAAGTTCCGTAACCACTATTGCTTCTATGAATTGCTATACCTGCTACAGTTGATTCATTGAGATAAATTCCCGTTCTGCTATTTCCTGAAACAGAAAATACCCCCGCATCAACAGCAGAATTACTATTAGCAACAAATGAATAGATACCCATATGGATACTATTCAAAGATGTCTGATTGTCATTGTAGAATGTTTGAGCATAAGCATTAGTTCCATTACCTGTAGCTCCACTTGAACTAAATGTCCATCCACCATTGAACTTCAGATTGTTTGTACCAGGGTTTTTACCTTGGATTGACATACCACCTGAATTTCCACCAATCATTGGATAAAATACAGAAATCTTATCCCATAATCCATTAGATACAATTGATGTAAATAAAGTTTGTGTTGCCGCACTTACTGTACTTGTTACTCCTGTTCCACCACTAACCAATACAGCATTTAAGAAAGTATTTGCTTCAGTTGTACCAGAAGCAGGAGGTGTACTGCTTGGAGTTATCGAAGGAGTCGGAGAAGACGTATTGGTAGGGGTCATCGTGTTGGTAGGAGTCATCGTCTGCGTCGGACTAGGAGTGGGTGTTGGAACGTTTACACAATCATTCCAAAGAGTTGAATCATTTTCCCAATTGTCATTATTTGTATCCCAATAACAATCTACAATTGGAGTCGAACTTGGAGTGATACTAGGGGTAGGAGTATTTGTGGAAGTCGGTGTGAAGGTAGGAGTATTTGTAACACTCGGAGTGGGACTCGGGGTTACTGGCACTGGACTTGTTGATGGTTCATTAACAGGGTTAATTGCATTTCCTGTAAGAAATGCTGAACCCAAACCTTTTTTTTGTGACAATGGTTTTAATAACTCATTAACATCAGGTTTGTATACTTTGATATACCCTGTACCACCGACTGGTCTATAAGGTTTACCTTTCCAATTTAATTGACTCATATATGGGAAAAATGTGGCTTAAAAAATGAGGGGAATTACCCCCTCATTTAATATTATGATTGAACTGTGAATCCTGAAGCGATAGCTGCAAGAGTTGTAACAACATCTATCTCACGACTTGGATTTGGTTCACCACCTGTAATTGTGATTGTGATACCATTCAAATCGTTGTAAGCTTGTCCAACTTGCATTGAGCCAGCAGAAACCAATCCACCGTTAGACCAATCAACAGCCCAATAACGTTCGTTGTTGTCTTTAACGATGATGAAAAGTTCATTTTGTTTAACCAAATCGAAGAAAAGATTTCTTAATGTTTGGTTGAGTTTTGGTAAGGATACTACCACTGATGGTTGGAATGTAACAGATTGAGCTGCATCGTTAACCAAAATTTCTTCAGTGAATGAAGAAGATTGCTTAACTAACTCAAAATGATACCAAGTTCCTGAACCACTGAAAGATGTGATTGAATCAGTAACAGAAGTTGTAAATCCAGAGATTGTACTTCCGCTGTCGCCTAAAATCCATAATTCTTTGATACCACCAATCGATGCATTTCTACAATCGAGAGTATATCCTTGGTCAATATAACAAGACATAGTTTATTATTTTTAAAATTACGGTTTATTAGTTTTTAGCAAGTACAAATGAATCTACAGAGAATACTCCAAGACCATATACCATAAGAGCGAAGATTTTTACGATATCTTCATATGGGTCGTACATACCTTTGATTTCAATACCACCATTTTCAGTAGCATTCATACCTACCATAAAGTAAGAAGCTGGTCCAACAACTACTGCTGATTGACCATCCAAACCTTGAGTTGGGATAACTCTTACGTTTGTGCCAGGTAACATTACAGACCATTCTTGACCTTGAGCTGCTCTAGCGTCATCAAATGCGAACAAGTTGATGTAAGAAGAGTTTCTCATAGAAGCTACTAAACCTCTATAGTCAGAATAAGAACAGAACATAACTAGGTCATTTCTGTGTAATACGTTAGCTGGGATATTCTCATAGTAAGTTGAGAATACAGTCAAACCGTTAGATGATGTAGCCGCTGTGTAAGCAACTTGAGTTGCACCGTTACCTGAAGTAACAAGAGCCAAAACTCCATCGAAACACTGACTATTGTATTCAGTACCACCAGTTGCTGTAGTGTTTCTCCACAACTGCTTTTCAATAGAATCAGCGATTCTGTTTGAAATATCAGTCATAATCAATTCCTCAACACTTTCTTTTTATCTACCAGAGTTGTTTATCTCTGATTTCACTACTTTCTTTTTTAACCTTATTTGTAGTGTTTTGACTATATCATCACCTTTTTATCGGTGTCGGATGCTCGTGTCGGTTTCATTGGTGTTCTACCTGTATACCGTTAGTCGATGAACCTTCCTGATGTCCCCATCAGGCTCGGCTGCTGATTGTCTTGGTTAAAGAGTTTCCAGCAATTCTTCCGATTTTTCTGTTCCGCTTAAGGTATGTCTCAACGGAACACTCTCTTGGAAATTTGAGTTAGATAATCTCTGACTCAAGAAGTAATCATAAAGGTCATAAGCACAAAGGCTTTGGTTAACCTTCTTATTGCAAGTTTGAATTGTAACTTGGTTTATGGTTGTATCACCTGTTGGTGAAAATCCACAAGAACCATCTTGGAAAATCACATCGTTTTCTAACCAACCAACTTGTTGAGTTCCTTTGATGTTTGGACGAATTGTCGCATATCTAGGTAATACTTCACCCAAGATTGATTTAATCAACATATCTGTTGCGTTTTCGTCAATCCAAGGGGAAAGGTTTGAAAGGTTATATGAAAACTTTTCGTTTTTAACGTTTTTCATATTTGTTTTTAATTTAAATTTTTGTTTATTAGTTTCTTAATTGTTTTAAGAATTCTGTTCTAAAATCATCGAATGTTTCTTTGAAATCTGTCTTTCTTTCAACTGGTTTTCTTTCAGGTGAATTTTTGAAAGCTTGATAATCAGATTTTAAATCCGATAACTCCGTTTTGAATTTGCCATTGAGTGTTTCAACAACACCAAGAATTTCAGTAATACCTTGTTTGATATCATCAATTTCTTTAGTTACTTGTGTTGAGAATACTGAACGTACAAGTTCTTGTTTTGCCATTTCGATGTCCAAATCAGGAGCACCTGGCATCTCCATAAAGTTTCCTGCTTTAATAGCACCACATACTTTTTTGGCGATTTCTTCATCACCATACTTTTCTACCTGGTCAGCTATGCATTCATCCCAAGGATATTTTTCCATCTTGTACTTTTTCATTTGTTCAACATTTTCTCTTTGAACAATGACACCGTCTACAGTTTGAATTCTTATCTTATTTTCATTACCACTTGTATCTTTGAGGACAACTTGGTGTTCGCCATCAGGAGCTGGTGACTTCTCACCATCTGGTCCGACAACTTCCACTTTTTCCCCAACATCAAAAGTTGGTGATTCCAATAATTGACCCTGTGCATCTCTAGCTTCAGTGAATGCTAAACCCTCTTGAGTTTCTTCATCCACTTCTTCTTTTTCTACCTCTTCTTCACTACCCAAAACTTCCAATTTTGTGATGATTGATTCTTCATCAACTGTCACAATAATTCCGTCTCTTGTTTTGTGAGAACCCGTAGGTGCTGGTGTCAAAGTCGAATCCCCCACAACATATAATGTCTGACCTACTTGGAGTTCACCTTCTTGATTGTTGGTAACCTCTGTTTTTCCGTCTTCCAATACTGTTTTGAAGAATTGTTCTTTCTTGAATTTCAAACCTAGTAAATGTACAATCTTATCAATTGCGTGAGTTGCGTTCATATTACTTAATTTGATTTATAATGTTTATGATTTCTTTTAGTAAATATTCATCACTTGTGGATGATGTAAAATTATCTTCCTTTTTAAATGAATATTCGAAGTTTCCTTCAATTGAAATCCCTTTTATTTCTCCGTCTTTTATCATTTGCCATACTTCATCAGAATCGATTCTGAATCCAACCATCCAAGTTCCACTTGGAACTTGTTCTTTGGTATATCCGAGTGAGTATGCTTTATCTTGTTCTCCGTCTACAATCCACGATTCAACCAAATAAACATTTTCAAATTTCAAATCTGAATGTTCATAATTGGTATGACCTCCACCACTTCTTTTATCAATCATATATCTTTGAGCCATCTTTTCAATGGTCTCTGGTCTAAATGTTACAAAATATCTTTCTCTTGTAGCCTCATCAATTCTTGGAATAAGAATTCCTGGTTTCATTGCTGGTGAATAAACCATTCTTTTTTCCCCATCCAATCTGAACTCTTGTTTGACAAATTCACCAACTGAATTTGGGGAAATTGCTTTTATTCCAAGTTTGGTATAATCTCTTCTTATATTTGAATCATCATCAATTGCTTCAACAATTGAATATCCTCTTGATATCAAATCTTTAACTTTATATTCTTTAAATGCTCTTGAAGCATTTGGACCTACAGGGAAATCTGACAAATAGATTTCATCAAACTTTATCCCCGCTCTTTCAAGTTGTCTTCTTGTTTGACCTTCATCACTTTTTTGTCTACCAGATACAACAACAATCTTATGAGTATCCCATTTCTTATTGATATAAGATTTTGTTTTTTCAATTGCTGCTCCCCCACGAAGAAGCGTATCATCTACATCAACAATGATTACAGAACTTGATTGTCTTGACATCTGTTGAGATTGAGAGATTGCATATGCTTTTTCAGATTTCTTCTTTGTTTCCTCGGAATAGTACCCGTTATTTGGCATTGATTTTGGAGGTGTTCCTGCTAATCCTTGAGCCATTCCTTCATCAACTTTGTTTCTTCCTTGGAATAAAAACTTTCTCCAAGCGTGAACACAATTTGGACCACCCTTGTATAACCATTTTGAATATGGTTCTCTATTGTGACCAAAATCTCTATTTGTATCTCTTAATAAATCTATTTCTAATCTTCTAAAATATCTTCCTTCTATTGATGTACAGAAATCTCTGTCTGGTGAACCAGTAAGGATTCTATCATATCTAAAATATGGGGTAGCACTTCTATGATTTCTTGCATAGACCTCTTGTTCTGTAGCCCCATTCATTCCTGCCACAACAGCTTCAAATTTTTGGTAATCAGTATCTTTGAGGTATTTTAAAAGTTTTGCTGCTTCATATTCTTCTTCTGTATAATCGGAAAAATAATATGGAACTTCTTCAATTGACTTATCATTGTATCCACAACCACACATTGATTCAGGATGAATCTCACACGGCATATAATACTCTTTTCCGTCGATTGTATGGACGTGCGTTCCTTCACAACCCATCTCATCCGCATATTGTTCGGCTTCCTCTATTGTCTCGAAAACGGGTAATCCGTTAATCATTATATTTTCAAAATACATTGTATCACTTGGGAATGGATACGTTCCATCATCCCAACAACCACATCCACATCCATTACCATCTATTGACATCTGTTCTTTTGGAATACAATTTGGAACTTCACGACCATCTTTCATTTTAGTTCCATAAGCAACATATCCTTCTTGACAAGGATTTTCTTCCAACATCTTTTCTGTAATTGTTGTACCTGATGTTTGCGACCAAGGGGTTAATGACCCAAGGTCATAACCCATATTCTCTTCAACTTGTTTTAGTTTTCTTTCTGACCAGTCAAGTGCATCAGTTCCACCCCACGCATCATACATCAATAATCCACAACCATCTTCATAGGTCTTTGATGTCTCAAGGTCCACCTTATGTCTTGAAAGATAAGAATACATTCTTTGAATCGTTTCAAGGGAAATAGGTTCACCCTTTGACAATTGGCTTGCACGCTGTTTTCCGACATTTGTACCACAAGAACCCCATCCATTTTCTTCAGCCCATTTAACAGCTTTCAATGCATTATTCTTTACTGACTCTGGATAATCAGAATAACTCTCTTGGAATTTTTGTTTATTGAAAAATACAAATTCAGTTTCAATAGCTGGTTGTAACACAAGAGCAATTTCTTCAACTCTTGTTTCACCTGTTAAGGAATCATCAACCAATAATTCAATTACTTTAAGTCCCATAAATTATATTTTTGACAAGTCATCCAATCTTTTTGATAGAGCTTGTTCATTAGTTATTTCACTTTGTAATACATATGCTCTTAATGGTTTCTGTTTTTGTTGAGCTATTGCCTCCACAATTCTTGTATCATCAAAACTATTAACCACGAGTGGTCGACCACCACCAGCTTGGTTTACTGTTGATAATAAATCCCTGTAGTTGATAAGTGAATTTCTGTTTATTATTGCTTCTTGTCCCTCTGCGATTACTCCCATTTGAGCCAAAGGAATTCCTCCTTGTTCGTGGGTTGGACCAGATAACAACATTCCCCCTTGGGCTTTGACTAATCCACCTTTACGAAGTGCTTGTGCCGTTTGTATTTGGTCTTGGATAATTCCAATCTGTGCTGCGGTCACACCTGCTATTAGGGCTGTTTGTATTGCACCCAAGATTGGATTCGCAGCTACGAATGGATTTGTCCACAAAGCGGTAATTGCTTGTGCTGCGTTTGCTATAGATTGAACTAATGAAAATTGTAATGCGGTTACTCTACCTTTCTTCTCAAGTTCTTTTCTTCTAGCCTCATATTCTGCTTGTATTTCTAATCTCTTTTCAGCCGCTGTTTCACTATCACCAACCACTTGTTGTAAAGCTTTTTGTTCCGCAACTTTTAACATTTCCAAATCAGCTTGGATTCTTTCACTAGCCACCGATGACAATTCATTCAAACTAGTTTGAAACAATTGAATTCCTTTTCCAATATCATCTAAAGTTTTATTGAATTTCTCTCTCTTATCTTGTTCACTTTTTTCTGTAACCTCACCTTCTTTTTTCTTGTAAGCAATATAGGCTTGAAGTAAATCTTCATATGAAGCTTTCTCAACATTAACACCTTGCTGTAATAAAAGATTCTTGAAATTTGCTCTTTCAACTTCACTGCTTTGATATTGTTTTGTAAACCTTTCTTCAAGTTTTCCTTCTTCAGTTCTAGCCTTGAAAATAACATTCAGAATCTTATCAATGTTTTGTGTGACAACCCCACCTATTGCTTGGGATAATCCTTTTTCATTGCCAGCTAATGTCTTTGTAAGTTTGTCAACTTCCTGATTTACAACTAAAAACTTTTGTTCAGCTGCTGTAATAGTGGTTACAAATTTTATAAAGTTGTCAGTTGTTTTAACTACCTGTTCATTTATAACTTGAGTTGTAACCTTGGTTGTTTCACCAGTTATTTGTCCTGTTTTCTTAAATTCTTCTAATTGAATTTTTAGAGATTTCAATCTACCTTCAATTTCTGCTTTTGCAACTGCATCAGTTGTTATTGATAATAACTTATTTTCAAGGTCTATTTGTTCTTTTATTAAAGCCTCACCTATTGGTCTAAATAAGGAAACTTGAAGTTGTTGGATATAAGCTTGAGCATTTGTTTTAACTGTCTTTGGGTCAAAGTTGATTGGTGTAATTTGAAAATCTTTTCCAAACTCTAATCTGAATTCTCCACTAGCAGCACTAATGTCACCAATGATTTGTAAGAGTGCATCACCTTCCTTATAAGCCATCTTACCTTTTTCTGTAAAATCATCCCAAGCTACATTTACATCTTTTAGATTTTTGATATAAGGAACAAAACCTGGTGTATTGATAACAAATTTTGAAACATCTTTGTAGGCATCAACCAAATCAGATAATAATTTCTTTTGGTCAATTGATAGTTTGTCATTGTTGGCTATGAATTCTTCATAAATTGCAGCAAAGTTTCCTGGTAATCCTCCCGATATAAGCGTAAATTCATTTTCCAATCTACCCCTTAAATCCTGAAAAATCTTGATTAATTGGTCTTCAGGAATAGCCCCTGCCGCAACTTCATTCAAAGATTGATTAATATTTTGAACATCAGTAAGTAATGCTTTGGCAGCTTCCCTTCTTGCCTGTTCAATCTTTTTAAGTTGTTCAATAATGGGTGCATCATATTCAATTTTACTTATTCTGTCTAAAGTTTGATTATAATTTTTGAATGATTCATCGAGTTTTTTGACAGCCCCTGCTAAATCAATTGTACTCTTGAATCCCTTTTCATTTGCTGAGTTGATGTCTTGTTGTAATTTCTTTTTCTTATCTTGTGTATTAACCAAATCTTTTTCAGTTTGAACTTGTACTTCTAATGTTTGTTCAAAAGGTTTGATTTGTTTTAATACATCATCAGTTTGAAGATAAATGTCAGATAAAGATTTTCTCCATCTTTCATTTTCGTTGGTAATACTTTCAATTTCTTTTCTTTGATTTTCAATACCTGTTTTAAAATCTTCCGTAATAGATGCATTTATTTGACCACCAGTTTTGATAACGTTCCAAGCACTTTCCCAAAATGATACATTATCTAATATCGATTTACTTTCAATCTCAAGAATCTTAATTGAGTTTTCAGCAATTTTTTGTGTAACCAATTTCGCTTGAGCTTCAAGTTCGTATTGTTTGATTTTTAATTGAATAAATTTAACACCCTGTTGGTTTAACTTATTTTCTTTGTCAATAAATGCGTTAAAACCAGGATATTCTTTTTTCAGTTTTTCAATCTCCCTATTTTGTAAATCTCTTTGACCATTAAATTGTGTAAGGATTATAAGAGAATTTGAAAGAGCGTTGGCTTCTTCAGATGTTGCTTTTGCTAATTCATTTTGAATGTCTACTTGTTTTTCTGACTCATCTGTAAACACAATAAGAGCTGCTACAACCGCTCCAATCACAGCAAGAATTACTCCATAAGGGTTCGCTGCAAGAGTGGCGTAAAGAGCTCTTGTCGCTGTTGTCGCAGCCCCTGCTGCCGCAGCAGATGCCGTTGTCGCAATATTCGCCGCAACGGTCTTGATGGCTACCGCTCCCTCTGCCACTTCACGAGCAGTAAGTGCTATCGTTAAAACGGATTGAGCCTTGGCTGCCGCTTTGGCAACCTCTTCGTTCTCTTCCCCAAACAAAGCAATTGCCGCATTAGCCGCAGCAAATGAACTTACAATTGCTGAACCAACTTTAGCATAAGCTCCAACCCTTTTTTCTAAATCCTGTCCTTTTAAACTTTCTTGTAAATCTTCAGATAGGTCTTTAGCCTTTTTGATTTCCCCTTGTAACTTATTGAATCCTGCAGAACCAATGTCTAACTTCTTGAGTTCATCATTAGCTTCCTTAATAGCGGTTTCAAGTTCACTTATTGAACTGACTGATTTTTTTACACCACCAATCTCAAGCTCTAATGCAATTTTTTTAGCCATACTGATAAATACTTTAGTTAGATATTATTTAACAATCATTTTGAAGTACCTGACCCAAATAGTTGACCGTACTATAAACAGTTGATGATGTTGTCTCTTGAACGTAATATCCAATCGGATATGGTGTTCCAAGTGCATCCTGATATACATAAGTAAATCCTGATATCGAAGGGGTTGAAGCATAGATGGTTTGTCCTGTAACTGAATTTGTACATATGGAGAATTGGTCCGTAGATACATAAGCACTCAAAGTATAAACAGCACCTGAAGCAGGATATGGTTGGTTTGGATAAATCGAGTGGTCAGGTGATGGTGGTTCAATTTTATTGTAAGCCACAACCTCTTTGATAAGGGATACTTCTGTTGATTTCCAATTTACAAGGTCTGCTTCATTTAATCTTTCAATGGTGAAATAAGAATCTTTGATGAATATTCTATCTCTTAAATCAAGTGCCCCAATTTCAATTGGATTGAAAATAAATCTTGCTGTCAATCTCCTTACTTCAGGAGAATAAAGATTTGTGAAATAGTCACCCCAAAATGTTTGATAAAGATTGTATGCTGTAAACTGCTGAATTCCTGGATTTGTGTTTCCAAAGAAATCAAAAGATTTATCAAAGTTTAAATCAGAAATATTTTCGGGGTCTAATGAATCTAGTGTCGATAAATGGTTAACACAAGGATAAGTTGTCCATTCAACAGGAGTGGCTCCCGATGTTAACCACCAAGTTTTTGGTTGAGTATATCCTGATTGACCATAGAAATATCTATTCCCACACCAAAAGAATATATGGTTCTTTTGTGAGTATGGTATTTCTTTACCCGTTGCAATATCAAAGTCATATACCATTGGAATAATGATATTTGTTGACCCTGATATTACATCTGATGGTAATGGTCTAAATGGAAACTCAATTGTTTCTTCTCCTTGGAGGATATCTCCAATAGCTCTAAATTGTTTTGTTCCAAATGGAATTACATATTGGCCCTCCCATAGTTTTCCGAGGTTCTCTTCCTCAGAAGAAAGGTATTGAAAATTCCACGCTTTTTGTAATTGGTAATTTACTGGCTCTAATTTATATGGTTCTTTGGTATCAATCTTTGGTGTCCAATCCAATTTGTTTGCGTAGTTCTGTGAATAGTACCAATTGAATGGTTCAATTCTAAACTCTTTTGGATTATCAGTTTGTGTAACCACAAGGTTAAACATCTTAACAATTGCTTTGAAGAAATCCAAAGCTGATGTATCAGGGATTTGGAGTTTCATATCTACCAAATTATTGGTGATGAAAGTTGGGGAATTATAGAGTTCCCATCTTGCTCCATAGTTGAATG